GCATTGATTTCGCCGTAATGATCGAATGAGTATAGCGGGCTAGACGTGCCATCGATGAATAGCCTGTGCGTGATATTAGACGCATTCCGCAAGCCGCCCACTGCAATATAGTAGGCCATCAGCTTGCCTCGCTGATTTCCATGGTCGCTTGCGTCGGCGAGATTGCATAAGTGATTTCTCCGACAATCATGGTTTCCCCTCCACCCAAGTCAGCAGTATCACCAGGACGCAAATACGTATCGACTGAACATCGAATGCGGCGGCTGCCGTTTGCTGAATTTCGATAGCTGATGCCTTGAATAGCCCGCGTCTTGGGGTTCTCTATCTCAGCATCACTCTTTGCATCCAGCGTCATACTGGAAGATCGCCCGCCAGAATCGAGTCGATACGGACTATCGGATAAAGGAGCAACCAACATTTCATCCAGTTGCTCAATGCCGTTTGCAAACTTGATTCCGCGCTTGATAATCAGATTTCCAGCCACGCGGTCAATCACTTGCTGAACCTGTGCATCAGTCAAGGCTGGACAGACCGCGCTAATCGTCATGACGCCATAGCCGCGCCGACATGAAAAAGAGGCTAGCGGCAATTCAATGGTCCCGCTCCCTCCAGTCAAATAGCAGCGGTAGATATTCGGCGGTTGGAATGATCCGGCGAAATCACGAATAACGGTGGGCGCTTTGAGACTGAACGACAGCGGGAGCGCTGGAATGAGGTTATAGCGGTCTCCCGTGGTGGATGGTATCGCCAGCGCAAAGCTAATTGGAATTGCCGGGATTTGAGTAACATTCTCATAATACACAGCGTGCGGTAATGTCTTGTCATAGACTTGCGCGCCAGCTAAATAAACCGTGCCATCATTGGTATTAACATCCATTTGGTACGGTGTGAAACTTTCAGCCGTTGATGGATTTGGATTCTCCCATGTCTTATTGACTGAATAGTCTTTACTGATGAACGCAAGATCGGTATCGAATTGCGCAACATATCCGTTGTAATATGAAACCGTGTAGTAATAAAACGACTTGATATAAAGTGTGCCGTCATGGAAAACAATGTCGTTCGGCTCGTATTGCTCCGCATAGCTTGCGGCGGTTGCGATATAGATTGAGTCTACATAATTCCCGTCGCTATCGAGCTTGATTAAATCATGCGCTTCTGGCGGGCTAGTGAATTCAACTCGGTTTAATGAAACATCATCAGGATCGTAATCCTCAAGTGCATAATAGCCAATTCCGCCGCTGCAAATCACATAGACGTTATCGCTGCCGTCTAAAGCAAGTCCGTAGATGTTGCTATCGAGAATAAACGACCAAAGCAAGGTGCCGGATGAGCTGTACTTATGCACCTCCCCGCATTCTTGGCTAACGCTTCCTGTGACGATATTGCCGGATGAATCAATCTTGATTGCAACGATTCTATGCGTGTTAGCTTCCAGCGTTAATGAATAGCGAACGCTATAATATGGGAAGACTTCGGAAGACTTTGACCACTGCAAGACGCCGGCACTATTGTACTTGTGCAGTGATTTATAGGAGTCGCTAGAGTCTTGTTCGCCGCCCACATAGATAGAATCATCGGACGGGTCAATAGCGAGAGAGTATACATAATTACCATGTAGATTTGGGAAGTCAACCCGCGTACCCTGCCGACGATAAACCCGCGTAAATTCACCGGCGGTTTTATAGGTATTGTAGGGATACGAATAGGATTTTAGCGCAAAGAATAAGTGGCCTGCTGCATTGGCGACCACGAACTTAGGAACATCGCCGAACTCAACACCACCAAAGCGAATCTGGTAGATGAGATTGTCGGCCTCATCATATCCTTCCGCTACAACCGGGTTGGTTGTAGCACCGTCCAGGGAATGGCCGAGATACCAAACAATTCCATTAGCCATGGATTACGGCTTGTAAAATAGCTTGTCGGTCGCATTCCAGCTAATCGTATAATTGCTCCCGGTATTGACAATATCCGCTGGCGTTGAATCGAGAAGGATATAAAACAGCAATGGATTAGTCAGTCCGCCGCCGCTTCCTGACTTATAGCAAACCGCGTAACGAAAGGTTTTAGTGAGCGCCGTCCAGGTGACATCGTCGTAATCGATGTTGTCATCCGTTACTACTGGACTAGCTAGAGTCTTGCCGCCTGTGGTATATCCGCTGCCGGTCGCAACTTCGTAGGACGATACGTCCGCCCACTCATCGTGCGCCGTGTCCGGCGTATAGCTGGAAGTCACCAGGGCCAGCTTCAGCGTATCCGTATCTAAGTCGATTCCACCGGTGGCAAGCAATCGCCAGAGTTTGTCGTAAGCCGTAATCGTGCTTGCCATGTTAGCCGTCCAGCCGGCTAATCAGCCGACAGTTGATTGTTACCGTGTCGATATTCAGCGCGAAAGACAGCACCGCCAAGAATACGCCTTGACTGTAGCTTAAAATCACTTGACCGTAATACGCGACTAAATAAGTCAGCGTGTCCAGCATCGCTTTTGTTGGATTCTTTATGCGCGCCGTCAGCGTCTTGTCGGATATACTGTACCCGGTATCGTAGACCGCAACGCCCCCGTCCAGTGTCGCTGTAATGCTCCCGCGCCGCTCCGCTTGGTATTCGTTTACAAAGCGGGTATGAATGATAATAGCACCGCTTGGATCGTAGGATGTTGCCGATAAACTAATCATGTCGTTGCAATCCCAAGCAGATAATCCGCAAAGTCGGCATTGGCGCGCACTCTAATCGCCTTAAGGATTTCCCACATAAACGCCTCAAGCTGTGGCGCAAGGCCGGTGCCGTCGATCTTCAGGATAGAATCGCCCCGATCCAATGCCCTAGTCTTAGCGCGAATGTTTTCAATCTCAGCTTGCGTTAATTCTTTTTGCAGTTGCAATGCAGCATCGCGGCGCTTATTCTCTGCCTCGATTTGTTCGATGATTTGCAGTTTCGTGTAGGTGTCCGCTTTATCAAGACTCCCGAAAAGAGAGCCTAGAAGATCTCCGGTGCTGTTGATCGTGGTATTGATTGAATCAAATGCCGCCTCGACACGTTTTGTTTGTGCCTCTAGGTCGGCAACATTAAGGCTAACGTAAGCTTCGATATTCTTAATTCTTTCGTTACTGGCGATTTCTTCCATTTTGATTCTGAAGTTATCGCTTTCCTTAGCCGCGTCCTTAGCCTTGTCCTTGGTCTTGTCCATGCTAGAACCGAGAATCGATAGCCCGCCAGTGACACCTGGAATGACATTCGTCATTTCAGTATAAGAGCGGACGACTTTCCCGTTTTCATCTCGAACGGTGACTAGCTTAGGAACAAGCTGTTGCGCTTCTTCGCCAACCTTCTTAATCTGTCCAGCAGCCTCTGCGGCTTCTCCTTTTGAGCTAAACTGCACTTCTATCTTGTCGAGCTTAATATCAGCCAGCTTGCCAAGTTCTGCAGCGGTATCCTGTACTTCTCCGGTCGCTCTATTGGCGCTATCTTTGACATCGTTAAGCCCTAACGACATTCCAAGCAATGAGTTATTAGCGTCCTTTGCCTTTTGTCCTGCATCGCTAACTGCTGGAACAAAACCGTCTCGCCATTCTTGCTTGTTTCTTTCAATGTCCGCCGTTAGTTCGTTTGCCGTTTTTTGTAGTCCAGCAAGCGCGATATTAATCTCATTGACTTTTGCTTCATCACCGACAACAGAATAAGCGAACTTTGTTACTTCGGCTATTTTGTAGGCTAATTCAGTAACCAGCAAAGCAATGCCGCCGGCCGCTATTTGAATGGTATTGATAGTGACTTTTACGGCTCTAAATGCAATATCAATCGCGCTAGCCATATCAGCGCCGGCTTGCCCGATAGCAATCAATGCGCTCCCAACGCCTAGCCCTGCATCAATAAGTAACTTTGCGCTTCCGATAAACTTACCAAAATCTAGTTGGCTTGCTTTATCGAGTTTGACAAATTCATCAACCGCCCTTCCGGCCGCTTCCGCAAAAAGCTTGAATTCCGCAACAATGCCTTGCGTCGTGGTGACAAGCGTTGAACCGACATCGACGATTTTCTGTAGCGCATCAGACAATCCTTCGACCGTGGTAACATCAATATCACCAAAGAACGCGCGGAACAGGTTATCCAGTTCTCCGAACAGTCCATCGAATGATCGAATCAATCCGCTAAAATCGACGTTCTGAAGCGCGGCGGGTAGATTCTTCGTAACCGCATCGATGACCTTGGAAAACTCACCCAGCGCGCCGCTTAGGCTGTCTGAGAGCGGCTTAAATGGGCTGTCTTTTCCTTCCGCTACTTTCTTGAGCGCAACATCAAACTCCGTTAGCGACTTAACGACTTCGACGATTCCGGGCGATATTTGCGTGCCGAGCGTGATAAAGAGTAAATCAAGAGATTTCTCGAAAGATTTGAATGCAGCACTGGAAGTATTGAGCGCCCGCTCAACTTCCTTTGACATACTTAGCGTTGCATCGCTAACCGCCTTGGTGGCCCGTACTCCAACGGTCCCCCAGTTCTCCATTATAACTTGAAACCGAGTGACTTGTTCCGCTGAAACAAGACGCTGCGCGTAATTCTCTTTTTCTGCTCCGGTAAGCGTCGGCCACTTTTCCCCGATTTTGGAAAGAATCTGATAGAACGATTGCTGTGTGATGTTGTTCTTATCGACCTCAAGCCCTAACTCTTTAAGCGCTTCAGCGGCCAATTTTGATGGGCTTTTTAGCTGTCCAGTGATAACAGCTATAGCCTCTCCAGCTCTGGCTCCGCTTTGTAGCGACTCAGTCAATACGCTAACGATAGCCGTCATTTGCTCGAAAGACGCTCCGCTAGTTGATATGCTTGGAGCTATCAGAGCAACGCCTGCGGCAATTTCCTTGAAGTTAGTCTTTGAGTTATCGGCGACAAAGTTTAGAACGTCTCCCATCCGCTTCGATGATTCGACGACTTTATCATTTTCAATCGCCATTCCAGAGACGATTTTCTTTAAGGTCTCCGTCGATTCACCGGCTGTAATCTGTCCAGCGATTGAATAATCAAGCGCAATCTTTGTGAGGTCAAGCGAGGTCTTAATGTCGAAATTAGCGGCGCGCCAATCCGAAGTTGATTTAACGATTTCGTTGACGTTAGTCCCGTATTTAACGGATAGATCATCAAATTGCTGCTTATATTGTTGCGCGTTTCCTTCACCTTCACTGAGAAAGCGGTTAAGGTCAGCAAGGCCAGCACCAAATTCATTTGCAGCTTGTACCGCTTTAACGCCAATAACGAGCGCAACAGCAGATACCGCCGCATCAAGAATCAGGATTTTATTAGCGAGGTCAGCAAAAGGCGTGGCAATGCCGGTAGCAATATCCCCGATGCCTGATAGTTGCTTGGAAATATTTTTAGCGGTTTGTGATACCTGATCGTCGCCGCTAAAAATGATCTTGATGATGCTTTGTAGGTCAGCCACTTATTTCTGCCTTGATTCATTTAAATCCGCAATGAACATATCCCACAATTTCAACTCTACAGAACACAATCGACCGCCAGGAAATATATCTGGACGAACTTCAAACAAGAATCGGTTTTTCCGTTCGCACAGGTACAAGGCGTTAATTATGCTGGGGTCACTGTAGAGTCTTGCAGCTTTCCCAAGTCAGGTCCGTTATTCGTGAGAAACATGATTTCCATAATTAGAGACTTGGCTTGCACTGGATACAGCTTGAATATCCAGACAGCCGCCTCGCGCGAGATTTGCGGATTAACGCTACCGTACATCAAATGATCGAAATGCCTTGCAAGATCGTTCGGTACATCACTAAGGCCCATGATTTCCTTCAGGGCTTCGCCGCGATTGCTTCTAACAGCAGACGCGATTACTTCCATGGCATCCCGTAGGACTTCAATACGGCTATTGACATCATTGGCCCGCGCTATTTCATCGCCGGTGAGTCCACGCACTTCCCAATCCGGTTCCTCACCTTCTGGGAACCAATGCTTGAGTTCTGGCACTCGAACCTTTTTGGTCGGCGCTGTCAGTAGCGGCGCATCGCGCAAAAATCTGTCAATATCAAAAGCCATGAGGTTTCCTTATTCGATAAAAAAGGGACACAAAGCGCGGGACTCCCTGCCTTGTGCCCCGTGGACACTCTGAAAAAAAGATCAGGACGTGAAATCGACGCTCGCCTGTTCCGCCGCAACGGTAAAGCTGGCGGTCGGATTGCCCTTGACGGGAAATGCGCGAGTCTTGCTCAAATACCCTTGAGTCAACTGGTACGCGGTCCCGTTGATGTTCGGGTAGAACTTCAGGATGACCTTTTTTCCAATAAGACTCAGGATGAAATCAGTCACACCGTCTTTCATGGCCATCGTAAACGTCGCCGCGTTCAGCGTAGACGAAATGGACGCGGCAATCGTGCGGTCATAGTTCGTATCAGAAGTCACTGAGTCGCTGGCTTCGGAAGGAACCCAGTCTTTCACGTCAATCAAGTCGCTGACAATGGGAACCGCACCGCGTACATAGACCTTTTTCGCCACAGACCCGGTATGAATCAGCGGGAGCGCGGAAGTAAAGGTCAGCGTACCGCGCAGATAGTCGGGCGTGAAATCAGGGTTGTCGTACCGTTCCTGGTGGACTCCGGGGGCGGCAAAGATTTCATCGGCGGTAATCGGCGCGGACGTGATCGAGGTCAAGCGGACCTGAGCCACCTCGACCGAACCGACCGGAATAAAAGGCGGGCCACCGGAAGCGCCGCGCGTGTCACTGAAAGCGGTTGTCGCGGTTCCAGCCACTACCGCATAAGCGCCGCTGGTATCGACCGTGATGGAATTGATGATATGCGTGTTCGTCGAAGACCCGCGAGTGCAGGACAAATCAGTATCAGCGGCGACCGTGATTTTACCAGTTGTCGAACTGGCACCGGTCATGCCAGGCGCGAACAATTCCACTGCCGCCGCGTCCACCAGATCATCGGTTCCGCTGACTGCGGGAGTCACCGCGCCACCGGTAATGACGCCATAGCCGCCAAATACTGGCTCAGAGTCGGCACGGCTCCACGGCTTGTTCGTGGTCGAGAACACTAGATGATCGCCGGAATCGGTCATCGCGGCGAACGCAAAAGGAGTTGCCGCCGCTTCGATTTTCAGCTTTTGATTCGTGAGTAAGGACATTATGACACCTCATAAAGAGAATAGACTTGGAGCGGATAATACCCAAAGCCCAGAATATATTGCTGTTCGACAGGCGTTTCAAAACGCAACGGCGTGTAATCGCTAGCCGGTTGCCATCCAGCCAGTAAGCCAATCACGCTACTCATGAGCGGTGCCGCAAATTGTCTTGCGCCTTCTCCGCCGACCTGATTGACATAGCGAGTCGCTATTGCAACCATCGCCGATTCGCGGAAGATTGGCGACGTGACCACCTCTTCATCTGAAATCGAGATTCGTACCGGCAATACGTAAATGGCCGGTGCAGGTTGCGCTTGATCGGCCATGGCTGGAAGACTAGCGATATGTCGAATGCGCGCATCCAGTCCAGCCGCATCAAGCCGGTCAAAAATGTAATCTGGCAACAAATACGGCTGAGCCATTAGAGATAACTCGTAATACCCGGCGCGGCTGTAAAGCCATCGCTAGGTGTCGAATATGCCATGCCGCCCGATGATCCGGTTGTGCCGTCACTACTCGACGTGGAAATCTTCTCGGCTGAAAGCAATAGCCGCTTTGATGCAATATCCGCTAGCCGCTTATTGGCTTCTTTATACCCTTCCGTGGTTCTCTCTGAAGCCGCATTACCCGATAAATCCCACCGTGCCAAGGCCAGTGTGATGCTTTTAACCACTGCATCCACGGGACTCAACGGAACCGCGTAGATCGCACTCGCGTATCTATCCACGGTATCGCTAGCGGCAATCAGCGCGGCATCGCCAACGCCAGTATCGCTTACATCATCCAGGTCTCGGTCGGTCAACTGCAACCATTCCGCCTCACCGAAGGCGGCAATGAAATCGGCGGAACTGGCGTAGGCCATGGCTTAGGTCTCAGTCAGCTTGATGACCGCGCGCGGGATCGTGCAGATATTGAGCGGGTTGGATTGCATTTCGATTTCCGCGCCCTTCTCAAAACCCATCATCTTCGACTTCGCGTAGTACGGGAGGCCATTGGTGTTGACGGTTTCCGCATAAGGCGCCGGTGCATAGCGAGTCAGGAACATCCCCGGCACGCCTTCTGGGACCGCATAGGCTTCAGTCAGCGGGATCAGGCAATCTGACGTACCGGAATACCATTCCCAGGTAATACCGCCCCATGCAAATTGCTTGGTCGGGTCCCCGCGAACAGCGGCGGCGTCTTGGCTGTTCAGGTAAGTTGCATTAATGACTTCATGCCCAATCAGCGAAGACCAAAAGGTATCGCCGCAGAACACCCGAACGCCACGATAGGGGATTCCGCCCAGGCCGGCCTTGATTGCCTTGAAGATGTCGAAACACTTCTGGCGGACTTTGGTTGTACTAGTCAGCAATACCATTCCGACCGACTGCTGAGTCACGCCGAATTCGGTAAACAGGCTGGTCGTACTGCCGTTGGCGTTGTAATAGCTGCCCATGATCGCCGCGACGCGGTGCGTTTCCATCGTGTAGTCAATCGAGCGCCGACCCTTGGCCAACTTTTCGTTGATGCGATTCTGGACGGTATCTGCCATCGTCTCGGACCCAAAGGCACGCACGCCTTGGACCTCATCGGCCATGATCGTGGCGCGGGCCGGGATATGCGGGCACCGGATCGGGCGAGCGTTCGGCAGGTCGCGAGTGATAACGGTCCCATCCGACGCGCGCGGCAAGGCCGGCAACAGTTGGATGGTGCCGTTGATTTCCTCGACCGCGACATCGACGGTATTGACGCCGGCCTCCTCGAACAGCCCCAACTCAGCAATGCGGGTCGGGGTAAACGGGAGGTGGTTGATGCTGGCCGTCAGCGAGGTCAGGCCGAAGGCGTTTGAATTGAATGCGTCCCAAACCATGAGGGTCTCCTAGCGCGCCAAGATGTTCAGTTTCGGAAGCAGGCGCGCCTTGCAAGCGGCTTGCGCGGCGGCGGACACGCCGGATTTCCAGGACAGCAGCGCTGCCTCGACTTCCGCCATGCGCGCGACAATCGTGCAGGGCGTCGCTGCCGAGGTGGCATCGGTCGCGGCATACAGGATGCCCGCCGGCTCTTGCGAACCGTCCGTCGCGGTGGGGTCCCACGCTACGACTTGCCCGGTATGCGTCGCCACCACGATGTTGAAGTAGTCGCCCGAGGTCATGGTGCCGCCGTTGGCCAGGGTGAAATTCACATGGCTGGACGTGTAAGCAGTGGCGACTTGACCGCGCTTGAGCTTGCTCCCATCGGGCGCGATGACCTCAAATTCAGCCGTCGCGCTGGTGGCCAGCAGTTGCACTCGGTACGTGCCATTCTGCGCATCCTTGCCCAGCGATACGCCGGATACCGCGCCTGTGCCGGTGCCAACCAGGACCGGCGTACCGGCTGCCGTGACCACCACGGTATAAGCATCGCCGGTGGTCATGGTGCCGCCGTTCGAGATCAGGAACGATAGATGCGAGCTTGAATAGGCGGTGCCGACTGCGCCGTTGGCCAGCGCCACGCCGTCCGGGTCAACGACCGTAAAAGCAGCGGTGGAACTGGTGGCGGTCAAAGTGATGACGTAGCTACCCACCTTGACATCCGGCCCGAACGACAGAGCGCTCATGAGGCCGGTACCGGTGCCCACGATGGTCGGGATGGGCGCGGCGGCTTGGCGTTTGGTCTTCGCGCCCAGCACCGCGCCGGCGACAAGATTATTACCACTGGCCAGGGTTACGGCGTCTAGGCTTAGAGTGCCGAGACTGGAAAGCAGGAACTCTGCGGTTCCGCGAGCTTGCGTTTGTGCGGTCATGGGGATTCCTTAGCGCTGGCCCATCGCCTTGCGACGATTGGCATAAATATCAACGGACGAAAGCTGCACGACCGCTTCGCCGGCTGGCGGCTGGCCGTTCGGGACCGTAGCTTTGAACAACGCCGGATCGGAACCGCGCGCGGGAGCCTTGGCTTTCAGCGCTTCGGATACTGCGGAGAACGACAGGTCCGACATATCAAGATACGGCTTGGCTTTTTCATCGCTGAATTCCAGGCCGCATTCGCTGAACAGCACCTGGACGGCGGCCATACGGTTTTCAGTGCGGTACGTCGAAAGCGCGGTTTCAGCGGCATCGGCGCGGGTCTTTTCAGCCGACAACTGGACGGTCAAGTCAGCGACTTGGCGCTCCAGATCAGCAAGGCGGGTATCATCAGCCATGAGTGGTTCCTGTGGCGGGGTTGGCGATGGGGTGTCGGGAGCCGCAAAAGCAGCTACGGTGGTATTGGGGTCAGCGTCGGCGGGAACGAAAGAAACTTCGAGGATGCGGGCGTTGCGGAAGATCGTGGATAAGGAAAGCGATTGGCCGTTGATGTTGACCGTTTGCGGTGGATTCATTTCCTCAGAATTGGCATTGAATCCTACCGACAGCTTCCATGGCGCTTTCTCCATGAATTCCCCGGCAACGGACTTTCCGGCTTCGGTCGTTCGAGAGAATTGCCCGGCGACTCGAATAGCGTCCCCTTCGATCCAAACACGGCAATGTCCCGCGCGCTGATCGGGGTCATGATTGACCAGTGCGAACATTTGGTCGGGGATAGACAGCGAGCCAATATCGATTGCTGAATCGCCGAACCAGCCGTAGTTCGGGACTACGCCACCGGAGTACGCGATACCGCTAAAACCAGTCGGAATCCCGTTGGTTTCGTCAACCGTAATGTCAGGGGCAAACGTAAGATGACGCGGCATGTTATTCATGCCGGCTATGGTATGGAAGCGGTTGGAAACTATTAAAAAAAAAGTTTCCTAAGGCGTGATGCGTCCTTGTCTATATTGCGCGCGGATCATACGAATCAAGCGCGTCGTGACTCCAAATCGAGACGCCAGCCGGTCTATGCTGGCGTTGTCCGCAATCGCGCGGGCGATGATGCGGTTCCGCTCGGCAACACGGGCGCTGCACTGCCGGTCTATGTAGATCGACTCGCCCTCGAACTCGGCGCGGATCGCCCGCATGATCGATGCGGCGACGTGTTCGGCCTGAGCAATCCCGGCACTGGACAGTGCCGTGCGAATCGTGCGTTCGAGTTCTTCGGAAATCATGCGGCATTATCGCACAAGACGCAAAAAGCCCGCCATGTGGCGGGTTGGTTGGGTTGCGTGGTATTTATGCGGCGAATATCACATCCATTGCTTCACTAACAAGCCCGCCAGTAGCGCGAACGCATGCGGGAATATCGCGTACCCCGCCGCACGTCCTACATCATCCAGTTTGATGTCATTTTCCTGCTTGTACTGCTTTGGAGTGTACTGGTTCGTCAGATAGCCAACGATCAAAGACACGCCGATAGCCTGAGCCAGTGTCAGCGGAGGCAGCGCAAATGTAGGCACAACGAACCAGCCCCATAAGCAAGTAAGTACGTAGCCACCCCATATTGCGTAAAGCGCGGCCAAACCCAGCATTGCAGCAACCATCGTCAGTGTACACATCAGCCAGGTCATGATCAAAACCCCTGATCGTCCGACGAACTAGGCGCGGTCGGCTTGTCGATCAGAAAATCGTCAAGGCTGGCACCGGCCTCGATCTTATCTTTCAGCCATCCGGGTTGCTTGCCTTTCCCTGCCCAGGTGCATTCTGGATTCGCCGGGTCGCGATACTTCGGCTTGCTCGGGTTGACCATCTTGGCCGGTTGCGGTTGCAGTTCCGACAGCGCCGCTTGGTCTTCTGCCATGCGGGCTTTCAGTTCGGCGATGCGCTCTTCACGCTTCTGTTCCAGCATCTTCTGGACCTCACCGGCATACTCGGCAATAGAATCGGCGATATACCGCAAATCACCGAAACTCATTCCTTCCAGCGTCGGCAGGATCAGCCGGCGTTCGATGGGCACAGGGGCGTCGCCCATGATTTCGTTTTCAAATTTCAGCATGTCTTATCCCTCCACCGCAATCAAACAGGCTTCACGCCCCACCACGTCAACCCAAGCCGGCGGCTTGCCGAGACCGGTCCAGGTCTGTTCTGGATTGCTGGGGTTTCGATACTTGGCCGGCCGCGAAGACTTAACCCGCTTTTTCTTCTCTTCCGGCTTCGCGGCCGGCTTCATCGCCAGCAATTGTGAGCGGCGCTGTTCGAGATTGGCTAGCTCTTCATCGATCCGCCCCAGCAACTCTGATTCGATTTGCCGCTTTTGTTCTAGGAGTTCATCAGTCGTCATCGAAGCGTATCCCATTTCATTACCTTGCGTTAATGCCGAATTGGCATAGCCGATAATACGCAAACGATTATGGGATTGCAATTAGAATAAACGACGGAATAGATCAAGAAACCGTTGCCACCAGGATTGAGGCCGGCTTGCATCGATATATCTTTGCAAAAGCTCTAACACGTCCGCTTGATCTTGATCGTTGTAACCGAAGAAAGGCCGCGCTGGAATATCGCCCCATGGGATAGGTCCGCCTTTGCGCGTCCTTCCATAACTGCCTTTCTTTGCGCCGTATTGATGCGTCCCCGCGTAGACTACATTCGTTCCAAGTTCGACGCTACCACCAACGACTTTATACGTGATGCCACTCGCCAGCCGTCCGGTATCCCGCAATATTTGCGCGCCGCTTCCTGCTTTGCGACGGCTGGACAATGTTACAGCGCTTAATTCCTTCCATGGCAAACCGTCAGGGTCTACTTGATCGACAAACCGCTGTTGGGTATTCGATACCAAGATTTGCCCGATACCTTCCATGGCCGGTTGGATATTCCCGGTGCGCCGTTGCAGTTCAGCGAGTAACTTTTGCGTCTCATCGGCGCGCACGTCGATCTTGATCGTAGTCATGGCTAGAAGATCGAGGACAGCAATCGAGAAAGGAAACTCCATCCCGATGCAAATAGGCCCATGATCGTTTCAAACCATCCAGGCGGCGCTGCTCCCGCTGCCGATTTGACAGCCTCAGCCAAGCCGCGCGCGGCGTCTTCGGCGGTTGGCTTATAGCCCCATCCAGTTCCCGGTTCATCCGTTGGCGTCGGTTTGTTGATGCCAGTTGGCCCACGGCTTCGCTTTGCGGCCTGTGATTCCGTAAGAGAAATCAGCGTGGACCGGCAGTTGTGGTGCATTTGCGGGCTGTTGCGATTCCAGAATGGGTCATCGGCACGGCGAATAATCCCGTTTCGGTGCCGGCAAATATCGGTCGTTCTAGCGTCGTTGATCGCGGAAAACATCAGATAGGGGAAAGCATCTTTATTTTCCTCGAACTGCTTCCAGCGCCCGGAATTGTAGGCATTCTGGTGGAAGTTCCGAAACACGGTTTCCATGTGCGCGTCGGTCAACGTGCCAACGGTTTCCCCGGCCCGCGCTTTCCATTGCTCGAAGGTTTCCCCTTGCGATAGCGATTCGGTGAGAGAATCCAGCGTGACTTGGATTTGTGCGAGGCTAGTCAGGTAGCTAACAGTGAATGCCCGCCCGCGCGCATCCGTGGCAACGGTATTGTAAAAATCGGCAGGGAGTACCACGCCCCGCGCCTTCGCCCAGGCTATCGCTTCATCAAAGGTTCCAGGCAACGGCAGATTGATAGCCATTACAGCGTGCGCTCATCCGCTGCAACGTACCCGATGACTTCAGCCGCGAAGTGGGCCATCTCTAGAGCGCGCTGGAATTCGGGACTCTTGTTGTCCAGGCCCTCGAACAATCGCAGCATCCGCGCATTGAGTTCATCTGGATTTGATGCCTGCATCACGGCTTCCCGAATCAGTGCAGGATCAAGCGGGTAATCGCCAGCCGCTTTCTGGGTCTGGGTTACGAGGTCATCAATGGCTTGCTGGCCTTGACCGACCGTTCCGGTATCGCCAGCGGCGAAGGTTAGGGGCCTGGGAGCGGACATGCCCGCATTGACGGGCGCGGCTATGCGGATAGCCGGCTCGATGTCATCATCCGCGAGATCGTAGCGATTGACGAAATACCCGCGCGTCAATTGCAGGCCACTGGACGCTAGCACCGGCGCGAGGTTCTTGTCGCGTTCAGCCCGCGCTTGTTCGATCCCGGTTTCATCGCGCCGCACAAACCGTAGGGGCTGGATTTTATTCATGTAGCAAAGCGCTGTCACCACCCGCTGGCACACGTCAGCGCTCAATCGCACGTCAGCGAGACGGCGTGTGTCCTCGACCTGCAATCCCACTTCACCGGAAGCGCGGGAGCCGTATTGCCCGCCGTCGGTCGTCATGGTGTTGCCAAGTATTAGCTTTTGAATGCGCTTGGTCAGCGCCAATTCCATTCGCTCGAATTCTCCGGCGGTGCTCGGCTGAACGGTCTGCACCTTATCTTTATCATCGCCTTGCCAAGCAATGACCGAGCGCGTCCCTTGCGCCCGCATCGCCGCGACAAAGCCGGCTGGGTCCGATACCATCCCCATGACGATAGGTTGCCCGAACGTGGTTAGGAAGTTCAGCCACATCCCCCAACCTTCATGACGCCATTTCACCGGATACCACAGCCGAGAAAGCAATGATTCTCCGTAGGGATTGCGGCGCGTTGGATTGCGGACGATAGGGAAAAACTTCAACGGTGAGCACTCAAGCCCTAGCGTGCCGCCCGTTCCATCACTCGGAAAATAGCGCCAATCCAGTGATTCACCGGAGATTTGGAACCACTCAATCGGGCACTGCGCAAAGCTATCAATGCCAATCGATCCGCCCAAGTCAGAGTAGACCATTTCAGACATGGAATACCCGTAAGCGACCGCTGATACCGTGGCCCGGTCAATCGCTTCGATAACGCGTCCTAGCTGATCGGTAATAAATTCAGCGTCTTTTGATTCGTTCGGTTCAATCGCCCACGGCGTGGCAATCAGCGCGGAAACGCGGTCCTCAAGCCGCCCTGATATTTCGTCATCCAGTTCCAACTGTCTGAGCATGTGCCGTTGCACGCCGGCCTTTTGAAGCAACAAATCCGGGTCTGGCACGGTCGAAAACCAGCGCAGCATTTCCTCGTAGACTTGCTCGGAAAATAGCGCATCGCGCGACGCCATGATTTCCTTCTTATTCTGCATTGGCGCGAACTGTAGCCATTGCTTGAATCGTTCAAACATTCGGGAATCCTCCAGGCAAATACAGTCCGCCTAACGCTTCGTAGTCTACAACTTGTAAATGGGATTTATGCGACAAGTCCAATTCAGTCAATGCAAACACCATGGCATCTAGCCGGTTTGGCGATTTCCCGCCAGGAACAAACAGACACATCTCATCTTCCAACTTCGGGAATGATCCGACATGATGCACTAGGCCATGCTCGTATTGCGCTGCCACCGGGTCCGCCCTGACCATTTTCCCACGGCTGGAATGCACTAGCTTGACGCGGATGTTCGGGTCAACCGTGGCAATCGTCAAGGCGACCATTTCGCCGCCCGCGTTTGATTCAGCGACGATCATATCTGCATGATGACGATGATACGCGGCAACCGCCGCTTGTGCCCACTGGAGCGGGGAGCCTTGCAGTGAGTCATCGCCAAGGATATAGCCATGCCCAGCACTCAATGCCGCTGCGACAATGCCGGCCTCATCGCCGGTACTGGTTTCCGAGGGATCGACGCCGATGATAATTCGTTCCGTTTGATCGGGTATACGATAGACGCGGTTTGATTCAATCGTGTGGCGCGTCCACAATGCGCCAGGCGCTTCATCCACGTCTTCCGCCATGATTTCCATTCTGTAAGCCAAAGCCGTCATGTCGTTCGACAATTCGTCCAGGGCTTCGCTAGAAATATGCGGGTTATCGTGACTAGAAAAATGGACCAGCTTCCAGCGTGGATCGCCGGATGCTTTAATGCGCTTAAACATCTTGGCGGCATGTTGCGGGTCGTTGGCTTTTGATGCGCTGCGCGATGCAAGAGAGGGCGGGGTGTAGATAAAAGCAGCGTCGCCGTTATTGTCAGCCAGCATCGGCGCGCCAACCACGCCCCAGACCTCTTCGTTCATCAATTGGAATTCATCGAGAATCAACTCATCGGCATAATCGCCGCGCAAGGTATCCGCATTCCATGCGGTTTTTGCTCTAATGCGTCGTTCTGTCCCAGGTAGTTCCAGGATATGCCGAGTTGAGTTCTTGTTGAATATCTTCTGATCGATGGGGTCTTGAAATATTCGACACGTTTCAGTCCAGAAACGATCTACTTGATCGATGGTTGGCGCTGCATAGAGCACGCGCTTTCCTGCTAAAAACTTTTGTGCGGAGCGGATCGCCACGCCAACTGTTTTACCGCCGCGCCGCCCCGCGCGAACCATCACCCGTTTTTTATCGGTTTCTACAAATTCCTTTTGTTTTTCATGCGGGGTTGGCATAACAATATCATACGCCATCAGCTTGGATACCTGACGATAAACTCAATCTCTCTTTGCTGGCCTTTTTGCTGCCTAGACTCAATCGCTTTATGCGCAACATCTTGTGCATTTTTCAGCGCCAGCGCGAGTTGATTCAGGTTTTTCCCGTCAATCCTACGGTCTTCTTGCGTGCGAATCTTAATCACTTCATCTTGAACGATGCTGATTATTTCGCGCGCGGCACCGCAAGCCTCAACGCTAACGGCTTCTATTTCTTTGTCTTTAGTGCCAGCATCTATTTCGCTCATCACTTAAAATTACGTCAACAAAAAATCCTTAAACTCATTCCGCAATCTCAATTGTTGCGGTAGCGCCGGATGCAGTGAATTTGACCGCATTAACTGCCCCGCCAAGCACAGCGGTTTTCACGGCTGTAATGTTTCCTGACAGGTCTCCATCGGCAACCGCGTGATAAGACCCCGCATAAGCAGTCCTAGTGCTGACGGTCACTGTCCCGCCGTTGGGGTCTACAGTGACCGTCAACGATGCTGGAAGGCTAGCAGTCGGCCCTTGTGATTCATAGACAACACTGGTTCCTGATGCAACAGTTAATACCTGACTACCCATCGTATTTACTCCAAATTATCATTTAAACCATTAAGCC